TATTATTGCTAAACTTGAAATGGGTATGTAATGTTTAAACATGTTGATTTGAATCTCCCTAAACTGACTAGGGAGACTATTGATGGAGTTCGTTATTACTCAGTACCAGACGAAGAAGAGTTACTTAAACTTGTTTCGATTACTTCCGTAACTAGCCACTTTAATAAAGACATCTTTGTTAATTGGAGAAAGAAGGTAGGTAATGAAGAGGCAGATCGTATCACGAAAGCGGCCACAACCCGTGGAACTGATATGCACACACTCACGGAACATTATTTAAAGAACGATCAAGTGCTTCCAGAGGTTCCTCCTATTTCTGATTTTTTATTTAAAATCTCAAAGGGGGAACTTAATAAAATAGATAATATTCACTCCCTTGAAGGTGCCCTATATAGTAAACAACTGGGAATCGCTGGAACTGTTGATTGTATTGCAGAATATGATGGAGAGTTATCAATAATAGATTTTAAAACATCTAAGAAACCAAAGCCAAGGGATTGGATAGAACATTATTTTGTTCAAGCAATGGCATACGGTTGTATGTTGTATGAATTAAAAAATATATCAGTTAAAAAATTAGTCATCATTATGGCTTGTGAAAATGGAGAATGTGTAGTTTATGAAGAGTACAACAAAGCAAAGTACATCAAACTTCTCGACAAATATATTAGAAAGTTTGTTAGAGATAAATTGGAAATCTATGGAACCGAACAAAGAACTTGAGCAAGTAATGGAGAAGAAGTTTCTTACTCCCGCTAAATTTGCAATGGAAATTGAGTCAATAGTATCTAAAGAAGATATGAATTATATTGATGCAATATGTTACTATTGCGAAATCAATGGACTTGAGATAGAATCAGTAACAAAGTTAGTTTCTAAACCACTCAAAGAGAAATTGAAGTGGGATGCACAGGAACTAAATTTCATGAAAAAAACATCAAGAGCAAAATTACCTTTGTAATGCCTAATAAAGTTGAATTAACACACTATCGTCTTCAAGCAATGCTTAGGGAACATAGTTTCCCCGATCTTGAATATATTGGAGAACGTAAGAGTTGGAAATCAGGAGAACTTGAACACTGGTATCGTATCGGTGAAAATGAAGTGCCTGTTGATGCAATTGAACACCTAGAAAGTGTAGAAGATGAAACAGATTGAAGTATTACCTCAAATCATATATGAGTTTGAAGCAGATCAAACTCTTCTTAATACTACATTAGAATTAGTTAAAAAAGAAGAACTTTTAGAAAAACAACGTAATGCAGATGGTTATCAAGTTACAGGAATGACGAGGGATCTTCGTTTACATCTTAGACCAGAATATGCTGATGTTACTGCATGGCTTTATAAATGTTTAGATGAAGTAAGAAGAATAAAGAATATACAATGTGATAAATTCACAATTACTCAATGTTGGGGAACGGCAGCTAAATATAATACACATCAATTTAAGCACTTTCACACAAACTCTTATATAAGTGGTATCTTTTATTTGACAAATTCAAATACAGGTACTACACTGTATCATAACAGCATATGGGAAGAGGCAGATCATCCATTAGTTACTGTTCGACATCTTTTAGAGTCTAAACAAATGTCTCATAAAGTACGTGCAAAAGCAGGTAAATTGGTTTTATTCCCATCATCTCTATTTCATGAGGTAAAACCAAGTAGAGATTATAATGATAGACACACCTTAGTTATTAATGCGTTTCCTTCTGGTAAAATAGGAGATTTTAGAATGTTTAATGGAATTGAACTTGAGATTAAATGAAAGTGACACCATTTGAAACTTACCAAACTTATCTTTCAATGAAAAGTCATTTTACTAACCCTAAGTATGACTTTATAAAATATGGTGGTAAGTCAAGGGCTACAATGAGTGCCTTTAACAAAAGAAAAGACAAATACTGGTTTGAAAAGACATCCAGAAAATACTCTGACGAAGAAGTCGTAAACTTCTTATTAGCAAACTTTGTAACAACCGATAACCCACAAAACTTATGGATTGGAGAAATTATCAATTCTGGAGAAAGAAACTACGCAGATTGGAAAAGACGCAAACAGAGTTTGACTTACTTATTCAAAGAACAAGTAGAGAAATTGATATACGAAAACAACTTAGAAGAAGTATTCGATTGCTCGAAGGGCCATCCACCATTACTAAAAAAGTATCTGGGTGGAGAGATAAGTTTAGAAACGCTTACGATACTGGAAAAAGTCTTTTCTTTCGCAAAAAACTTTGATAATAAACTAAAAGATCCAGTGTGGGAATCCGTCAGTTTAAAGATAAAAAAATACATTCCCTTTATAAATATTAATGTATTTCATTATAAAAACGTATTAAGAGAAATCATCAATGAGTGAATTTTTCCAATCAGAAATGGTTCGTGAAGAACTACAAGAAATCAATAAACTTCAAAAAGAAGTTTTTGGTACACTGATGAATTTTAATACAATGCCCGATGAGGAAAAGATGGAACACGTTGAAAAACTAAGTTCTTTACTTGAAAAGCAAAAGGTCATGTACACAAGGTTATCTTTGTGTGATGATCCTGCAGCTAAAGAGATGAAACAGAATTTAGAAAAATCAATTACCTTGTTGGGTTTCCCAGAAGGTACTGATATGATCTCATTATTTAAGGGAATGGATAAAACCATTCAAAAAATGAAAGACCATCTTGACATTTAAGTCAATGTATGGTATAATCTAAACATCCAAATTAATCCAATTAATCCGAGGTATCCAAATGTCTTTCGCAGACTTAAAAAAACAATCCAAACTTGGCTCATTAACTGCAAAGTTAGTTAAAGAAGTTGAGAAAATGAATAACAACGGTGCATCAGGTGATGACCGTCTTTGGAAATTAGACGTAGATAAATCAGGTAACGGTTATGCTGTTATTAGATTTCTACCTGCACCAGAAGGTGAGGATCTACCATTCGTAAAACTATACTCTCATGCCTTCCAAGGGCCTGGCGGTTGGTATATCGAAAATAGTTTGACTACTCTTGGTCAAAAAGATCCTGTTTCTGAGTACAATACCCAACTCTGGAACAATGGAACAGATGCAGGTAAAGATACTGCAAGAAAACAGAAACGTAAACTCACTTATATTAGTAACATCTATGTTGTGAAGGATCCTGCTAATCCTGAGAACGAAGGTAAGACTTTCTTATTCAAATATGGTAAGAAAATCTTTGATAAACTCACTGCAGCAATGCAACCTGAGTTTGAAGATGAGGAAGCAATTGATCCATTTGATTTCTGGCAAGGTGCAAACTTCAAGTTGAAGGCAAAGAACGTAGCAGGATACAGAAACTATGATAGTTCTGAGTTCGCTGCAGTAAGTCCATTACTTGATGATGACGATGCTCTTGAAGCATTATGGAAGAAACAATTCTCACTCGCAGAGATTGTTGCACCAGAACAGTTCAAAACATATGAAGAACTGAAGAAGAGATTAGAATATGTTCTTGGAAGCAAGAGACCTGCTCAAGATCCAGAAGTCTTCGATGAAGATGATGATCGTGGTGAAGCAGAAGAGTTAGTAACTGCTGCTGTATCCGCACCTCCAACTACCTCAACGGTAGACAAAGAAGAGGATGATGCATTATCGTACTTTGCGAAACTCGCAGAAGAATAATTATACAGGAGGTCAAACGACCTCCTTTTTTTATGCTAGTGTTATATTAGTATTTTCGGTCTGTATTAAATTTTTATTGACAAACTCAGATGACTCTTTATATGTCATGAGTTCTCTAAAATCATTCACAAATTCTTGTAGGTACTCTAACCTCAGTACAAATATATTTCTTTTTTCATCATTTATTCTTGTCTCATATTCAAAATTACTGATACCTACAACAGGATTGATAGTCGCATTTGGTGTGCCAGGTTTTGGTATTGTAAAGTCTTGGTCAACAACTTTACCTTTTGGTAATATCAATCTACCACTCGTATCTTTTACTTCAGTTGTTTCAAAGAACATATTAGAATTTAAACTATCACCATACTTGTCGTGTGCATAATGATATAAGTCACGACTACTAAGTGGCCATTCATTTCTTACGTTTGTAATACCTGCAACTAATAGCACAACCCAATCAAATTGATCACTTTCATATAATTCTAGTGCAACGTTATCAGGTCTCATACCCTCTATGATTTCATACTT